ATTCAAAATGCGCAAAGGTGTATAAAATTTTATAAAAAAATATATTTTTTTATAAAATTTTATACACCTTTGCGCATTTTGAATTCGCATGACGACGTTGCCATTCCGCTGGTGTAAAATATTTCGTAATTTCATAAAATAATACCTGACTATAATCGAGAATACAAATCAGCCATCTTGGACAAATTTTGAATATATTTAATAGAATGTTGACGATTTGATTCGCTCATTTCCTTGATAGGACCACGCATAACATCAATTACTTTCATAATTTCATTACTATTCGCCAAAATAGATAGATCACTACTGTAATCTTTTTCTAAGAAAAAATCGATATTTCCTTTCTCAATAACATCCTTGTAAGGAGTAAATACATAATTATACCACACTTTGATAATTGCAGTAGGATTGGCTTTTTTAATAGTATCAAACGATTTACGACCAATAGCTAAATCGGTATTATTTGGAAAAATACGTAAAATATCATCTATAAATTCGAAGAAATGATGGTTAAACGTTTTCAATATAGTGGACTTTTCGGACATTTAGATAAATAAAGTCTCTTATTTTTATATGCTTGTAGTATAAATATATTATATATCATGATAAAACCATTTTATATTCTCTTGCTTATCGTACTTGTCATATTCATTTTCTTTAATTTTTTTACATTAGGAACGGATAAAGAAGGGTTTGTTAAATTCACTATAGATGGTCCGGTCGATATAAATAATACACCAATCACGGCAGGTCCTATAACCAGTAATCCTTCATCCAGTAGTTCATCCAGTAGTTCATCCAGTAGTTCATCCAGTAGTTCATCCAGTACTGCATCTAGTACTACTCCGATTAATACAAGCCAACAATCATCAAATAAACCAACTACAGCTGGCTCTACATCTGTACCGTCTTTAACGTCAGATCCAAATAATGTAGTTAGCCAGTCTTATGCCACCGGAGCCGGAAAATTATTACAGCAAGAATTGGCAGGAACTGTGGATTCGAAATTATTAACATTGAAGAATTTAGTTGCTGAGATAAATACAAAACTACCTACCGATATAACATATATTAATGTAGATCCTAGCAAAGTGAGCTCTATTGATTTTGATAGCGCAGTTGCTGGAAATGCTTATATTAAGATTCTGAACAATCCAGTCCAGGATCCCATATCAAATTCGATAGTTGCAAATTGGACAATACAAGCCGTATTACCCAAGGGTCCTCAGGGGCGTCAAGGACCACAAGGACCACAAGGACCACAAGGACCACAAGGTATTCCTGGTCTTCCGGGTATTCAAGGCCCCAGAGGAAGTCAATAAAACCGAACAAAATAATTTATCTTGGATATATAGAGTTTTGATATGAAATATATATTGTATGGGTTTTTTATACTGTGTTTTATTTATTTAATATTTTATTCAATGGTTTTATCTTTACACCATGTTCATAAAGAAGGTCTCGAAGTTCAAACGAATATACTAAATGCGACATCGAATACTGATACTAATACACAAAATAACGCAAACGTTTTTCAAAAATACACCGTGAATGAATATAAATGGAATGAATTGAAGGACGAAATCACTAAATACACCAATATTTATACACAATACAATAAAAAATTTCCAATAAAATGGAATGTAGGGACAATTAGTCTTGTATCACAAGATCAACCACAAAGAATAACTATAACGGGCAATCTTCCAAATTTGTACTTGAATTTTTATTTCCCATGTTCAATACAAGGCATACAAGGACCCTCTGGCATAAATGGTGAAGATGGACCACAAGGAAATAAAGGAATAAAGGGCGAAAAGGGTTTGCCTGTGTATCCTGCATCATGTAAACAGTTTTCGACAATGGTTAATGTCTATCGGTAGATAAATACATTTACAAGACAGATAGAGAAATTCACCTTTTTGTAGCCATTTGGCTACAAAAACACGGATAGCCCTTAATAATAGTAAATGAACTAGCAAATAGAATTATAATAAAATAGAATAGAACATAAAACATAATATCATATCAAAAAATAAAAATATATACCATCGTAGTATATATTTCTAATGAAACCATTTTTATACATTATTATAATATTATTGATTTTTATAATTTTTTATAGTTTATTTTTCAATAATTATACAAAAGAAGGTCTTGGAGCTACGTCAACGGTAGGTTCATCGGGACCGTCCGCAGATCAATGTCTTGCTTATGTTTATAATAATCCAACAATAGATGCAACAAATTACTCAGATTTTATGTCGTGTAATGCTGAATCTATTGGAAACCTTATAAATAGTATAGGTAATGCACAAACCCTATTAAAACAATTAGAACCTTCATCAGAGCCTTATTTAATGAATACATTTAGCCAAGATATAAGCGCAGCTTTATCATTAACGCAACAATCATCTTTGATTGGTAAATCGTGGAATACAGTATCCGAAAATCTATCTCCAACCTCATCCATAGTATCAACATTAAACCAAGATGTAATGTATTTACAATATTTGACTGGTACTCCCCCATCCTATCCTAGTTTTGCAGATGGCGGCGACGTACCCACATATATCCAACAAGTTATCCAATCGAATTCATGCACACCCCTAATCGATCCGTCTTTTAATCAAACACAATTAAATACTCTAAATCAAACTTTGCAAAAACAGCAAAATTTATTAGCATCTATTGAGAATGACATTTCCAATATTCGAAAAAGGTATCCTATCCAATTTTCAATAGGAACCGTTTCAGTTGACTCCACACCAGGTGCATCTCCTTCTATTCAAGTCAGTGGTCAAGTTCCTAGCCCAGTACTCAATTTCACAATCCTTTCCGCTTTAGATGGTCCTGTTGGTATTGCAGGAGAACAAGGTGCACAAGGACTTCCTGGTAGACCAGGAGATCACGGTCCTAAAGGTTTAGATGGATATTGGGGTTCTATGGGTATTTTAGATAATGTTTATGGAAGTGTGTAAAATTATTGATTGAAATATAATATATACAGTCATATTAGTAGTAGTATGTATAAAATTATTTTATTAATTATTATAATAATTTTGTTAGGAGTTTATTTTTATTATACGAAAACCCATAATATAAAAGAAGGATTGCCGGATCTTAGTCCAAATTATAGCAACCCTAATAACCCAGCTGACTCAAATTCATTTTTAAATTGCGGAACTGTTCAATATTATTGGTCATGGTTCGATGGTTATCAAATACAAATCAATGGTATTAATGCAGCAAATAATTTCCTTTCAACCTATGAAAATAATAAACAATATATTACGAATGATTCTCAAAATATTACAAGTCAATGGACGTGGGCATACAACCGATTAAATACAAAATCGGGAACTTCCATTCAGCAAGATTATAATACTAGCTGGGATGATTTAATGTTAATGCAATATAGTGATAGTTATGCGGATCCTGATAAAAATTGCGATAGATATACACTAACTGTAGGTAATAGTCTACAAAATATAATGAATAATAATCTAGAACAAGGAATATTTATTGCATTAAATACACCATTCGCAGTTGCAGCAGGTGGAAACCAATATGTCGACAATTTTTTAAATGTATACAAAGGATGGACAAATACTTTAAACAGTTATGCGCAGCAAATTAATAATCGATATCATTTAAATAATTGTGATACATCTGTGTCTCTAGGAGGAAATAGTGCACCAAATTCTTCATTTGATAATATTACGTCAGTTAAAAATTGTACTCCTTTTCAAAAAACATATGCTAATACAATATCTAAAGCCTCCGCTTATAAAAACGGTGTAAACAATAGCAATATAGATGCAATCGCTTCTGTAGATTTTAATACATACATTTCCTCAATTTTTCCAAATACAAATACATTTAATAATATACAGAACGCATTAAGTGCAGGCGTTATAAATCAATTTCAGACTGCCGGAGATTCATGTTATATGGGTGCACAATTAGACATCAATGGTATTCAAACCTGTTTTGGATCGGATCCTTCAAATAATCCACAAAAAAACGCTAATGCAACGGGAGCATATACAAATGCGCTATCTGCCTATCAAAACTTGATGAACACTTATATTGGCACGACAACGAGTAATATACCTGTATCGAAATTAATCACACTACAGCAACAATTAGATGCCAGTTTTTCAGCAGCTATTGCTCCAGGATTGTATCAAAATGTTCTTAGTAATTTAAACAGTTTTACAAACTCTATAAATTCAACATTTGATCAAAACTGCAATCCAACTACTCAATTAGATGCGTCTGGTATATATAAATGTTTTGGACAAGGTGTCAACGGTGATTATTTAACTAGTCCTTTAGGACAATTACAATCTTCTTGTCAAAAAGCATTACGCGCGGCAAATGAAAACCAAGATATATCGGACTTACCTACATTGTACAATAATTGTAGTAATTTTTTCAGAAATAATTTAGCAAATACAGTTTCGGATATTAGTAAAAACATATCAAATTTAATGGCATATAACGACCAAGTTATATCAAATAATTTGTACTATACAGAACAATTGAATGCAGCGAAAAATCAAACGTGTAAACAAAATAGTCCAATTATTCTTCCTGTTAGCAATTTAATAAACAATACATTGACAACTTATAATGAAACGATGATTCCTTATTTAGATAATTTAATAAAAGAATTGACACAAATGAGTCAAAGTCTGCCCAATACAATATCCATTGGAGAAGTAGAGAAAGGTCCTCCTGGATCCAGCCCCTACATTGCAATCAATCCTGTAGATCAAACAAACGCGCAGGTGGTGAGCATGACGGTTGCTCAGGGTAAACAAGGGCCTAGAGGACCTGAAGGACAATCCGGTTCCCAAGGCAACCCTGGACCGAATGGACTACCAGGTACGGTTGGAAACAAAGGTGTATTAATGCAACCCATTCAATATCAAAGTGTGTTTTAGACCTAAAGCGACAATTGCCAGATGACATTCAAAGATGCCCACCTTACACTAATGAAGACATAGCCTCATTTAGTGGTTTACGATCTTCAAGGGTGTAAATGGTCGACATAATGGTAAATAGATTGTTAATGTCTACCGGTAGATAAATACATTTACAAGACAGATAGAGAAATCCACCTTTTTGTAGCCATTTGGCTACAAAAACACAGATAGCCCTTAATATGATTTCATCTCTATGGGTTTTTTATACATAGAGATGAAACAAAAACAAAACAGAAAAACTTATATAACGATATGATAAGATAAATGAGAACATTTTTTGAAAATTTATTTTTAACCGTTATTATTACTATTTTTATAAGCATAGTGTATTTGTTATTACAAAGGTTCGTTGTATATGAAGGTGCAACAACATTAACCGATGTTCCTTCTACAGAAACTGTAACACTTGTACAAGATAAAAACAATAAATCGGCGGGTTTTAATATTCAGGCCAGGTCAACTGACATCAATATGGCAAACATATATATTCCTGAGATTGACGATCTTATTGAAAAAATGAACTCCGTTTTAACTTTAGCGAGACCCGAAAATTATGGTATAAAGATTGGGAGTATAACAATGGACAATAAATGTTCTGACACGAACGTTTGTCCTTTACCGATAATCACGATAACAGGAGACCCTGGAAACCAAGTAATGAATTTCGTAATTCCACAAGGACCCGATGGGCCAATGGGATTACCTGGTAAGCAAGGTTTTCCAGGTCCTAAAGGACTAGACGGAGATATTGGAGATCCAGGCTTGTCTTGCAACCAAAGACCGAATATATTAGCCAACTAAAACTATATGCAAGCCATGCAAGCCAACATAACAATATATGTCTATAGTTTTGGTACAAATGGATTTACCACATTGTTAGTTGTTCCCTGAATTTCTGTGTTGCGTTTTTGTTGTAAAACATCTACTGTTATTGATTTCGCAATTTTATCAGGTTGATATGTGTCGGGTGGTGTAGAAATAGATATAACTTCTAGATCCGCAGGAACATAATTGTACATTTGTCTGCGACCTCCAGTACCTTTAGCACTGAGTTCTTCGGCGGTTAGATTGTAGTATGTATATGGTTCCGACACAATATTCATGCCTTGATTCGATGCCATAAGTGAAACGCCCATTGGTTCGCCTTGAAATTGCGTCGCCGCATGTGTTTGAGATTGAACGGAACCTTGATAACGTTTGATTATATCTTCTCCTAAAATAACTCGATAGTTCTCTTTAATTAGGAGGAGGGCGGGAACACTATGGACATTAGGAGGCATAATAACTTGACGACCATCTTCCAAGACGATATATACATTGTTATTATTCACATCGCGTTTTCGTTGATCAATACACAGAAAATTCAATTTAGTTGCTAAATTGTTTTTGACCAAGAATTGTATAACCTTCTGACAATGTTTACAATGATTACTATAATACAAAGTATCCATTTTACGATATTTTGTATTATCGATAGAGTAATTCGCCTACATTACTTACGCATTTGGGTGGGCTATCTGGTCTTTTTGTATCCAGATTGATCCAAAAAAGTGGTTTTCTCTATACGTTTTCTGTAGATAAATGTATTTTCTGCCTATAGACACGAATCCATCATGACAAGTTTAGATGGTACTTTTGCACATACCAAACAAAAGGCGGTTCTGTAAGTAATAGACACCGTACAAAATTACGATCCATAAAAGATTCATGTAGTGGTCGAGACCTCTCTTCTTCGAAACACCGACGTAAATTCCGGCGATCAAAATAAAGATCAATACAATAAATGCGAAAACGGACAAATAGTAGAAGAGAACGCAGTATTTGTGATCCAAAGGACCGAAAAGGGATTGCAAGGAGGACGACATAGTTATTAATATAATTCCGGGAGAAAATATTTTTGGAATAGAGATGAATACCAAATTTACGCCGATGAATATTTACAAAATTCTGAAACGCCCACTTGTGGACGATAAATGAGAAAAGGTGTAATATCTATATTTATCCAAGGTAAAAACGACGTAAAAAAGTATACAGATATTCCAAGAGGGAAATCATGGATAATGCAACTCTATGGAAAATCATTGATTCTTATTTCAATGATAATCCACAAGCTTTAGTAAGACATCATATTGATTCCTATAACGACTTTTACAAAACCAGTATTTATCAAATTTTTAAAGAAAAAAACCCGATTCGACTCTATTCGCGATTAGATCCCGAAACGAATGAATATCGATCACAATGCAACCTCTATTTGGGAGGGAAAAATGGCGATAAACTTTATTTCGGTAAGCCTGTTATATATGATGACGATAATGCGCACTATATGTATCCGAATGAGGCACGCCTCCGTAATATGACATACGGTATGACTATTCACTATGATGTTGAAGTTGAGTTTATTGATCGCTTAAAACCTGGAGAACAGCCAACTGTTGTTGGAACTGAGTTGTTGAAAGAGATGGAAGGAGGTGCTATCATGGGATATTCGGACATGGTTTATGCTAGTGAAAACGATTCTTTCAGTCAAAAAACCAA